AACCTTAAGGCCGTCCTCGCGTTTCTCCTGGACCGTGCCTATCCGGTTTAGCCGGTTAAAATGATCTCCGCTAAAGCCCTGTATATAATGGTGTATTTTATTCAGGAGCCTAAGCTTCAACAAGCCATTGTTGCGCGATACCTCCGGAGAGAGGTTGTTGGTATCTTCGTAAATATCGAAACCAATCCGGAGCGATATAGTAACATCTCCAGCCTGGAGCTGCTGACCAACATTCTGCCATATTACATTGGTAAAGTCGATAAGACAGCATGGGAACTGCACCGGGTAATGATCCTCAGGTGTTTCGAGCTGTCCCTGGTCGAGGTCGATCCATCGGAGCTCCTCCACGTTCACGTTCAGGCGCTCCATTATTTTTTGATATAGTACATCCATTAGCCTATTGCATTATTGATTTCACGAATAATAACCTTTTTAATTTCCTCGTTCAGGCGCGCACTTGCACCCATAAACTGGCGCTTTGGTAGTCGCATGTGTCGGCTGTGGGCTTTCACCTGAACAGTACCGGTGTCGGTTCTTACCTTCTTTTTTCTCCTGGTAGAAGTGTTGTAAACAAAAACATTGGAGGTCTTTCTCCTGGTGAATGCTTTTACTGCCACTGTGGTGTCCACTCCCTTATTGTGAGCTTCAGCATAAGCAACACTATTACCCAGGGTAACACTGTCGGAAGTTACCGATACCATCCTGGTACCACGGCGAAGATGACCCCGCCCGATCAGGATCCCGGAGCTGCGAGCGCCAAAGAAGTTCTTTTTCTTTCGGGTTCCTCTCCAGGGGATCAATATGTTATTGGTAAAACCTTGGTTGCGGAAACTATCGTCAAAGAACTCAAGAGCTACAACACCAATGGCACGAGGAAGGAGAATAAGCCTCTGTTGTACTCTTGCTTGTAATGCACTAATGTCGAATCTGTTTGTTTGCATTTTTTTGTATATTTGTATTCCGAATCCGAGAGACCAGGTAAACAGGAGCAACGGCCTAAAAAACCGAAGTAGCTAGCGTTTATCTGGTTTTTCTGTATACAAGAATACCTCTCCTCAAATCGTCGATAGCTGTTCCATATTTATCTACCTGGTAGTACGAGGCAACCCTGAGCGTTCCATCGAGCGTGGTAGGTTTCGATATCAACACCATCGGGTTATTGTCGAAGTACTTAATAAAAACCGTGATCAACTCCGGTGATTTGCCGTGCTGGTGACCTTTAAATAATGTATACACCTCGTCCGGATCTTTCACCAGTCCCTCCAGGTTCCCTGTTATTTTATATCTCTCCTGGTCAGCATACCTATTCTTTAAAGGCTTTTTAAATAGTGTTTCGTCGAAGTTTAAATACATGCCGGTAGCTTTGTTCTGAATGCTGAACTCGTTACCCTTTCCGTATTTTTCGACCAGCTTTCCCCATTGGTCCTGGTATTGTTCTACCGAATCAAACGAGGTAAGTTTGGTTAATCCATCCTTGCGCCTGTATATCTGCTCCAGGGTGTTAAGCCCATAATTCTGAACCGCCTTCAGCTCCACCTCCTTAAACTTGGTGTTTATAAAATAAGGATGCGATTCGTTGTAAACCACGCCAGTTTTACCAACATTGTTTTTGAAGGTTGGCTTTATGTTGGCCGTTCTTGTTGCCTGTAGTAGGTCGTCCTGAGTGGATATATTAACCGGCTTCGATATTTGAACCACCGTGCAACGGCAGTTCCAATCATCGGGTGGATAGATGGTATCCCAAATAGGATCATCGACCTTTGCTGTTAACCCGTCGAGCGATTGGTGCGAACGCCGTACCCTTTCATCACCTGCAGTTCGGTACTCCAGGTAAGGGGCCACAGCTTTGTTTGCCTGAATGTCGAGCCACTTGCTGGCCATTTGGCCCTGAGCCACGGCATTGTGGTATTCAGTTTCGAGATACGACCGATTGTAAGTCCTGTCAAGCTCAAGAACATCGCGCTCAAACTGCTTTGGCGTTTTCAGCTTTCCATTTTCATCCTGGAGAAGCCTTGACATTTTATGAAACATATCCAGGTTCTTTGCTCCACTAAACTGGAAGATATTGGCTTTAAGATAAGCCAGCATGGCATTGTCGGGAGAGTTCCAGGAATAATCTATCCGGTTGTAACTTTCGAGCAGGCCGTTTATAAGCTTTTCGGCAGTGAAGTTATACAAGCCATAATGCAGCTTGTTGCCTCTTATGTTCCCTGAGTGAAGCTCCCGAATGTAGTCGTTGAAAAGATCATCGAGCAGTCTTTCATCCGCCTTATTCAGAATCGATGTATGCCCCGGAATGGATACCGGGGCTGCGACGAAAAAACTTAAGACCCTCCGTAAGAGTTTTATTTCTTTAACAGTGTTTAAGTTCTTAACGTTCTTTTGTTTACCGTCATCGTCTTCCGGATCATCTTCGGCAGGAGGCTGCATAAGCAATTGTCGTTCCTCCTCCCTTTGCCGTATTATCTCGTCGTAATTGGCAGGCTTAGGAACTCCATATGTTTCATACAGGAAATCATCATCCATCGGAATAAGGTTTTTGAGCTTCACATGAATGTCGATCAGCTTCTCCTTGGGGATGTTCTCAGCTTCCACAAAGGAAAACTCACCATCACCCACCTTAAACCCATGCACCTCCATAAGGCGTTTAAAGCTAAAGTTTAGGAAGTTTATTACGTATTGCTTGTCGGCATCATGAACGCTCTTTTCTACTTCAGCATGCACTTCGCCCAAACTCCTGGCGCCATTCTCCCCTTGTTCTGTTGTAAGAGTATTACCAAGGATGAGCTTGCTCAATTCGGCATTACAAGCGTTAATCAAATCGGAGTATAAACCGCCTGCAGGTGTTTTGGTAAAAGTATCCAGTATCTGAAGATCCGCTTCCTCCGGAATAACAATACTGAGAGCTGAACCGGCTTCATCGAGTGCTTTGCTGAGAGCTAACCTGGTAGCGTCGTCGTAGCCTTTATACTTACCCACGCGCATAGGCATGCCGAATATTTCGGAGAACTGGCTCCAATCGGCAAAGCCTCCACGCTTATAAATAATGTAAGGAGCTGCTTTGAGTAACAAACCTAAGTCGTTCGACTCTCCAACCTCCAATACAAATTTGTCGTAAGGTGGATTTCGGAAGTTGTAACCTGAAGTGTCTCCCTGGCGAATGGTGAAAATTCCTTTCTCTGGCACCACATGTTTCCGAGGGACCAGGAATGAACGAATCATTTCAGGAGTAAAAGTAAATTCGAGCAACGAATGCCCCCACATCAGAGTATCAATTACATCCGATAGCATTTTTGAAAAATAGGGCGTGCGGGTAATCCGGGTTAAATCTTCCTGTTCTTTTCCATTAATGGTAAATTGAATAGGAGTGTTAATGATTGCATTCTTGCGCTTATCGATTACCGACGTAAGGTGCGCGTCGAGCATTAAAGAAAAATAAAGGTCGTACAGGTCAATACGCCTGGGGTTATTTACATTCTCCGCACCCTGCAAGGCACGTGTCCAGTTTGCAATGTCCTGTGTTTTACGCACAACCTGCTTAATCTCGATCAACTGAACAACGTTCGGGTTAACCTTTGAAATATCTTGTTTAATTTCAGCCATATTTTAGTTTGTTTTAAAAAGGCGGGGGTTTGTATTAATGAATAGCTGTTTTTAGCATTTAAACGGCATTTAAACGGGGTACATGGAAAACTAGAAGTGGTGTGTTCGTTTGGAATTAGAGTTCCATTGAACGAAAGGTTTTCCTTCAGTCTCCGGAACAGGTAATCCCGGAGGGTTTATCTCCTGCCTGTTTACCCCTTTTAGCCAGGCAATAGCATCGTCGTAACGCTTCACCCTGATATCGGGAATCTTTTGCGGATTGTGAACGCAGTGGGCGTGGTAAAGGGCAATGTCCTTTGCAAATAGCAGAATTACCGGGTTACGTTCGTCTCCAACAGCAGCAAAAATCACTGCAGTATCGTATCTCGCATTCAGGTACCCGCTCATTTCGGTAATAGCAGCTGTAACAGCATCCCCCCAAATTGCATCATTGCCACGAGTTATCGCATCAAGGATTTCAATGTGGATACTGCTTTCAAAATCGGTTTTTTCTATAAAAGCCATAATGTAAGAATTAGTAACGTTTTTTATTGGTCGGGCGTTTGCCCAGTGCCGGAGGCATCA